TTTCTTTTATTTTTTTAACAATATCTTCACTTATTAATTTTTTAGTTTTCTTTACGTTAGTCATAAATCCACTACGAGGCAAATCAATAATTTTAGTTAATTCATCTTCAAATCCATTATAATTAACAAGTGTTTCAATTACATAACAATTAATTGAAGTTGCAACTGAGTATTTTTTATTGCTCGGTATATTGTGGTTTCCCTCAATAATTTCGTGGTCAAAATTTGCTTCAAACCTTTTAAATACTTCTTTAGTAATTAAGCTAATTAGTTTAGCTGGTGTAAGTGATTGTTTCATTTCCCTTGTCTTTTTAAGAAGTCCAAATACTCAACAGGAGGCATTTGGCTTATGGTTATTGAATCTAATTTATGTACTCTCTCATTGCCTTTAAATATAGAATCTGTGTATTGCTTATACTCCCAAAGTTTATACTCAGCATCTCTTTTTTGTCCAGCTAATAAAGATACCCATACGCATAGCACTACGATAGCAAATAGGGCTAATACGTTTGTTGCTTGTTTAATTTTGTTTACCATTTTAAAAAGTATCTGATAAATATTAAGTTAATGTAAATTGAGTATTTATAATTTATTTCGCAAATTGGTGGATTTGGCTCAAACATAAAACCAAAACCCATAAACTCCTTAGTTATAAAGAGTCTATGGTATGGCTTTACCTTATCCATTTTGGTCGAAGTTTCTTTTTTGCTCAACTAATTTAGCATGTTCTTTTGTTCCTACTGTAACAATCTGACCTAATATTTTAACTTGTACTTTCTTTGTTTTTTTAGCTGTAGTTTTCATAATGTTTAGTTTATTTGTTGTTATCTGATAGCAAATATACAAGTATAATTTAAATAAATACTAATAATTTAACATTTTTAACATTTAAGTTTTTTAATCTTTGCTTCATTTACTTTTATTCAATACAACTTTTAATCCGTGAATAACTATTTTGTTAATCAAAGATTGAATAGGCTTAAATATGAGTTTGCCTAAACTTAGCTACCTATCAACAAGTTTCCCTATCCGTAAGGGTGCTAATGCTTTTCTTTAGTTTCACGTCGTATGATGTCAGTTGTCGACATTGCATACACTTTTACATTAGCGCATTGAACGTAACTTCTTATTTATTTAAGGCATTAACTCTATGCCTATCAGGGATAAATATGGACTACAACCTGACTGCTAAAAAAGGGAAAGCCCCTAAATATTCCGAGTATCTAAGGGCTTGGTTGTATTGGTAATTGACACGATACAACTAATAATATTTTGTAGCCATTAATGCACTCGGAATACATTAACATTGTTGCAAATATAATAAAAAAAAATCATACATCAAATTAATTTGAGAAAATTATCGAAATCTTTTGTACTTCTTAAAATAGCATATCTAAAACCTTGTTTCTCAACTAAACTTTGAAACTCTTTTTGATTAACTGACTGGTATCCCTTATCTGTTTTTACTTCTAAAAAGTAAGTTCTACATTCATGTAACCAAATTAAGTCAGAAACACCAGCTAAAACACCTTCACGCTTTAAATAGGCTGCTGTAATAATAGACCTTTGACCACCATTTGGAACAGCAAATAATATAGATTTAGGGTACAAATAGCGTATGTACTTAACCAATTCTATTTGTATCTTTGATTCAATATGCTTCATTGTAATTTGCTTTTAATATAGTCTATTAAACTTTCCATTTGGCCATTATAGAAGTCATCAAAACTACCAATAGAACCTAATTGCTGCCATTGAATGTATAATGTGTTTCTTAAACGTTGGCTTTTACTCTTACCCTTACTTTCATCTTTAATAGGTAAACTATCAACAGCATCAACTTCTTTTTGTTCTATTGCTGTATTTGATAATAATACTTTGCAAAACTTACCCCTAAACGCAAATAGTTTAGAGGCTTGTTCCGCATCGAGTTCCTGAGTTCCAATAGTTACTTTAATGGTGTTATCCATTCGAGTACTTAAACCCTCTAATGTAGCATCAAAAATTAATTTCATTTGTTTGTAGTTTTTTGAAAGCGATAGTTTTCTAATTCATTACGAGATTTTACATAAGCCTTTTTTAACGCCTTATATCTTTCATCTTCTTTTAACTCCAAATCATCGGGTAATATCTTAACTGAAATTAAAGTAATGTTTTCAAAAACATCTGAAACGAGCAAAGAGTTGTAATCCTCTTCGCTCATTGTTAGATTTGCTATGTTCATTTATTTTTTCATTAAAGCGTTACACCAATCTGTTATATCTGACCCTGACTTTATAAATTTACCTTTCTTTTCAGAATAAGGTGAGAATTTAGGATTGCCTTTAAAGTCTTTTCCATCTTCTTTAACTGGCAATACAATAACTTCAAGTGAGTAAAGAAATCTACCTATTCCCCACATTACAGCAGCACGTTTAAAAGCATCAGAAGCCTCTCCTTTTTGCTTTTCTATATTGCTTTCTGTTCCACAATCAGACTTCCAAATCCATCCAACGGTAGGGCAGAATATACCAACAGAAGCAAATAAGTTTCCTTTGTGTTCTTCATATTTTACTTGCCATTTATCCTGACCGCAAACCTCATCTAATAGGTCTTGCACATCTCTTGAATCTATGTAAGCTACACAAGTAGCACCATATTTGTTTGCTGATTGAACTCTCCATTTATAAGGTAGTTCTTTTTTTAATTGCTTTAAATCCATGTTGTTTTGTTTTTAGAATGGTAAATCATCATACGCCTGTGGTGTATTATTTGAACTTGAATTACTTGCCGTATTATCACCAGCTTTAGAAATAAACCAAGCCTCAATAGTATTAAAATACTTTGTTTCACCTTGTGGGTTAGTCCACTCTCTGCCTTTTAAGTTAAAGCTAATATCAATCATATCACCTACTTTATAGCTATCAATAACACTACATTTATCTTGTGTTAATTGAAACATTACATCTTGCGGATATGGTGAAGTAGGTTCAATGGTTGCTACAAAATCACGTTTTTTAAACTTGTCAGATACTTGTTGAGTATCCATTTTCTTTTTTAATTGTGCTGTTACTTTCATTTTACTTGTTTTTATTGTTTATACTCTCTTTTAATTATTTCTTCCATACAATCGCTAACTATTAAAGCTAAATCTTCAATAGTGCAATCTTCGCTTATTTCTCTCCTTACCTCGTCTGTTTTCTGAAAGTTACCATACTCAGCACGACCATACTCATCGAATACGCCAGTAGTTTTATACTCATAACCTTCTGTAAAGATAAATTGAATTTCCCAATAACTACCCTCTTTTAACACATTAAATGTAAAAGCGTTGTTAGGGTAATCACCTGCTTGTTGAGCAAACCATAGAGCCATGTTAACTGACCCCTTTAAAAACTCTCTGTTTAAATTTAGTTCCATGTTATTTAGTTGCTTTGTTTATTGCGTTTTGTATTTTTTTTAGTAATTCAGGCTCTATATAATGAAACTTTTCCCACTCAACTACATCAATCAAAGCCTCCAACAAATAAGGAAAAGCAGATGTTACTTCTTTTAGAAGTTTATAAGCCTCATCACTATTTTCTTTTGCCCAATCATTAAAGTCATTAGCGTCAAATTCTTCATTTTGAAATTTCTTTTTCCATACTAATTGTTCTATAGTTTCCATGTTTATTAAATTAATTTGATTAAATAAATAGCTACAATTAAAATAAATGTAGTTATTGTGATTGTGTCGAATGTTGTTTCCTTCATGTTGTTTAGTTTTGATACTGCAAATATACTTGTATAATCTGAATAACCAAATAAAAGTTTTTAACATTAAATTGTTAATAAATATACTTGTATAATTAATTTAATACTTGTATGTTTGCAAAAAATTAATTGAATATGTACTTATCAAACGAACTAATAGAGCAATACAACCTTAAAAAAACAAGGGGTAAACAAAAAGAACTAATACAATTAACAGGGATTAAACAGCCTCACATGGCTTTAGTACTACAAGGTAGGCATCCAGTTAATAAAGTTAGGGCGGAAATTATAAAAAATTTTATTGAGAATATGAGATAACGTATGAGGCTATAAAATCGTATTGCAAAACACCTTAATATAAAAATTATGAAAAAGAAAGAACAAGTTTGGATAGTAGTTAACAAAGTGCATGGTGCGTATGTTGATTACCGATACACAAGAAAAGAAATGAAACGACACCATTGTGATACGCTTGGCTATATGCACTTTGATGAAGCGAAGACTAAAGGTGATAGATGTGTGAAAGCCGTTTTGCAATATGTTTTATAGCCTGTGTTATAAGGCGAAGCGAACCGTTGGCTTTTCGCCAATGGCTTATAACGTATGTTATAGGCTGTTAAAAAGAATTTTATGACAACTGTTAAAGAACTTAGAGAATTACTTGCAACAATGCCAGATGATTATGAGGTGGTTATTTATCCAAAATATTCATCAGATAAAGTTGATGGGTATAGGAAACATAGATTTAGAATTGACCAAGTATGTGAGCAAGAACCTTATGCTGTATCAATTAAAGATGATGCTGAAAAATTGAAAACTTATTTTGGTGGTAAAGATTATGAAGAATATGAGGTAAATAACCACGTAGCTATTCTTTTTTAATTGCCTATAACGGTTTGCAGATAGCCGTTCGTTTTAATGACGGCTATGTGCTGTTAGCACCAGTTAAAGTGTGTTGGAATTATTAACAATTAAAAAATAAATAATATGAATTGGATTAAAACAAAAGAAAAACAACCTGAAAGGCAGCCAAATGTAAGATATTCACAAGTGCCCTGCTTAGTTTATTACAACGGACAAGTAATGATATTGAATTTCAATCATGAACACGAATGTTGGGATGACGAGGATGGTGATGATTATTGCTGTGATATTGAAAGTGTAGAATATTGGATGCCTTTACCGACTCCCCCGAGCGTTGGCTAATTGGTGCTAACTACTGGCTAAGCGCTACAAAAATTATAATAAAATGAAACAATATACTGAAAGACAAACGATTATGATTAGTAAACAACAAGTTGAAAGTTTAGCTATATTAAAATCATACAACGTGAATGTAAGCCAGTTTATTAGGGTGGCTATAAAAGAAAAGTTACAGCGTGATTGGAAAAGTATTAAAGAAAAGAAAGTAAAAAATATTTGTCCTTTTTAAATATAATTGTATATTTGCAAACTGGTTGAACTCGGCACTCAACTATAAAATAGCTTAACAAACAAAAAACATAAGAGCCTTTACGGGCGTGTTATCGGAGTTAAGCCCGATTAGGTTGCCAAACCAAGCACGTTCGAAAAGGCTTTTTTTATTTAATTAATTATGGATTATCAAAAGTTTTTAGAAAACAAAAAACATTCAATCGGTAATTTTGGATTCAAAGCAAATTATTATCCTGACATTGCTTTTGACTTTCAAAAATACATTATTGAGAAAAACATCATAAAAGGTAGGATAGCTGACTTTTTAGATACTGGATTAGGAAAAACACTTATTCAGATTTCAACAGCTTATAACATTGTTAAACATACTAACAAAAATGTTTTAATATTAACTCCTTTAGCTGTTGCTTTTCAGTTTATTTTAGAGGCTGAAAAGCTTGGTATTGATGACATTGAATACTCAAAGGATGGTAAGCATACAAAAAAAATAGTTATTGGTAACTATGAACGTTTGCATTACTTTAATAGTGAAGATTTTGTAGGAGTTCTTTTAGATGAAAGTTCCATATTAAAAAACTTTGATGGTAAAATAAAACAAGAAGTTACAAGTTTTGTAAAGAAAATACCATATAGATTTTTAAGTACTGCAACACCAAGTCCAAATGACTTTATAGAATTAGGTACAAGTAGCGAGGCTTTGGGTTACATGGGTTATATGGATATGCTAACAAAGTTTTTTAAGAATAATCAAAACTCTGTTGATTCTAATAATAGAAATATTGGCGAAAAGTTTTATTTAAAACCACACGCTGAAAAGGATTTCTTCGCTTGGGTAAACCAATGGTCTATTATGTGTAAGATGCCTTCTGATTTAGGTTTCTCAAATGATAGATATCATTTACCTAAATTAAATGTTAATAGACACATTGTAGAAAATCAAAGCATGGTAGATGTTAATGGTCAGGCTGTAATGTTTACACCTATTGCTAAAACTATGACAGAAGTAAGGCACGAACAAAAGCAAACAGAAGAAAAAAGATGTGAGAAAGCTGTTGAATTAGCAAGTGGTAAAACTTCTGTTTACTGGTGTAATACTAACAACGAAAGTAGTATATTAAAACATTTAGATTCAGAAGCTGTTGAGATTATAGGTAGCCAATCAATTGAGAAAAAAGAAGAAATACTTTTAGCTTTTGCAAATGGTCAAATAAAAAGATTAATTACTAAAGCAAAAATGACTTCAATGGGTTTAAACTGGCAGCATTGTAACCATTCTGTATTTTTTCCTACATGGTCTTATGAGCAATACTACCAAGCTATAAGAAGGTTTTGGAGGTTTGGGCAAAAGAATGAAGTAAATATAGATATGGTTATTTCAGATGGGCAAACAAGGGTATTAGAAGCATTGCAACAGAAAACACAAAAGGCAATAGAGCTACACGAAAACCTAACTGCTAATGTAAATCAATCATTCACAAATAAAGTAAAAGAGTTCAATAAAGAAATAATTAAACCAAATTTTTTATAAATATAAACAACAAACAAAATGGAAAACAAAGTAAAAGACCAATTGATTACAGAAAATTATGCAATCTATAATAGTGATTGTATGTTAGTAATGCCTACGCTTTCAGATGAAAGTATAGATTTAAGTGTTTATAGTCCACCATTTGCAGGGCTTTATAACTATTCATCTTCTGAAAATGATTTCAGTAACTGTGAAAGCAAAGAACAATTTTTACAGCAATATGAATTTTTAATAAAAGAAATTGCAAGGGTAACAAAGAAAGGCCGTATTAGTGCTGTGCATTGTACTGATGTATTTGATAATACTTGTAGGCTTTGGGATTTCCCACACGAAGTAATTAAGTTACATGAGAAATACGGGTTTGAATATCGTAATAGAATTACTATTTGGAAAGAGCCTTTAAAAGTTCGTATGCGTACAATGGTGCAATCTTTAATGCACAAATTTATAGTTGAAGATAGTACAAAGTGTTTTACAGCTATGCCTGATTACGTTTTGATTTTTACTAAAAAAGGAGATAACCAAGTTCCAGTAACACACCCAACGGGATTAAAAAATTATGCTGGTGAAGTTCCAATCTTACCAAATATTTTAAGAGCGTGGAATAATGCTAACAATTCAGACTTAAATGAAGTTGAACTGTGGGAATATTTAAAAACAAAATTTGATGATGCAACAGACCCAAAATCAAATAAGTTAAGCCATTACATTTGGCAGCGCTATGCATCTTCTGTATGGGATGACATTAGAATTGATAATGTTTTACCATTCAGAGATTCAAAAGAAGAAGATGATGAAAAGCATGTACATCCTTTACAATTAGATGTAATTGATAGGATTGTAGAATTGTATTCAAATCCTAATGAGGTTGTTTTAACTCCTTTTATGGGTGTAGGTAGTGAGGTATTTAGCCCAGTTAGTTTAGGTCGTAAAGCTATTGGAATTGAATTAAAAGATAGCTACTATAAACAAGCTATACTTAACATGAAACAAGTAAGAACAAGATTTGAGGCTGAAACTAAACAGGAAACACTATTCTAATGAAAGCAGAAACACACATACTAATAGCACTATTTAAGGCAACGGTGGAGCAATCCACCGCCTTAACTGGTCATTTAAAACAGAAACCTAAACAGACTTTTGTACAATGGCAGAAGTTAGGGTTTAAACTACTCGATGAAATGTTAAAAAGTGGGCAAATAAGCGAGGAATATTTAGACCAAATATCTGATATTTACCACAATATTAACTTAGAAATCAAAAAAAACATTGTGTAATTAAATTATTTTTATTACTTTTGTGAAAATAAAACAACGTGCAGGTTGTATTAAAAATCTTACTGGGCTATTAATGAAATTAGGTCTGCACACCTAAAAGTAATTGGTAGCCCTCTTTTTTTTATGAAAAATAAAAGAATAACATTAACCAAGAAAATAAGGTTTGATGTTTTTAAAAGAGATTCATTTACTTGTTCTTATTGTGGAAATAAACCGCCAAACGTTACTTTAGAAGTTGACCATATCATTCCAGTATCAAAAAATGGAACAAATGATATTGATAATCTAATTACATCCTGTTTTGATTGCAATAGGGGTAAGGGTAAGAATGAACTTGGATGCTTACCTGAAACAACAATTGAAAAAATTGAAAGGTTAAAAGAACAGGAATTGCAATATAAGGAGTTTAAAAAGATTTTATCTAAAATTAAAAACAGAAAATTAGATGAAATTAATAAAATAGAGGCAATTTTTACATCAATGTTTGGCAATTATTCTTTTACAGAAACGTTTAAAAATAAAACTATTAAAATGTTTATTGATAAATTAGGGTTTAATGAAGTAGAAGAGGCGATGGAATTAGCTGTTGATACAATTGAATTTCCATCGGATGCAACTAAGTATTTTTGCGGTATATGTTGGAATAAAATTAGAAACAATGGCTAAAAGATTTATTGATACTACATACTTTAAAAGTCCTTTTGTAAGACAATTGGATTTTAAAATGAAAGCTTTTTACTTATTTGTAATTTGTGATTGTGATGGGGCTGGAATTTGGAACGCTGATTTTGAAATTGCATCTCTATACATTGGCACAAAAATAACTCAATCCGAGTTTAAAAAGTCTTTTTTGGAAACTAACAAGGCTATTGATTTAAAAAACGGAAGATATTTTTTTCCCGACTTTATAGAACATCAATACCCAAAAGGTTTATCTAATCATAATCCTGCTCAAAAGAACTTTATTTCTGAATTAATAAAATACTCACTAATATCAACGGACTTAAAGCCCCTTTGGGCTACCTTTAAAGGTACTAAGGTAATGGTAATGGAAAAGGATATGGTAGAGGTAATGGAAAAGGAAGAGGTAAAGCCATTCAATTTCAAATCTTCATTACTTAAATTATGTTCAAATGAAAAGTTAATTGATGAATGGATGCAAGTCCGTAAAAAGAAAAAAGCAGTTAATACCGAAACCGCTTTAAAAGGATTTATTTCTGAGCAACAAAAAACGAATAAGGGTTTAGAAGAAATAATTGAAATGTGTGTGCAAAAGTCGTGGGCTGGATTTGATGCTTCTTGGATTCAACAAAAGCAGTTACCAAATGGTTCAACAATGCAAGAAAGGGCGCAAAGTTTACAACATTTAATAGATAATCCCGATTGGGCAAAATAATAAAAACATGGAAAATCAACTAACAACACAAAAAAGCTATTTAACCAATTCAGAATTGGCGGCAATAGTTAAGTTAACTGATGCGGTGAAACCTTATGTAGAGGCTAAAAATTCGATTAAAGTGGCATTATTAGAGCCACAATTAGCGAGGGTTGAGTTTATGAAACTAATAACAGCTTGTACTAACATATCAGGTCAGGATAAAAAGTTTCATTTAGACCAAAACCAATTGATAACTGTAAGCCGTTTTATGTACGATTTTGTAATGAATAGGTATAAGGGTATGACTTTAAAAGAAGTTGAGAACGCTTTTAATTTAGGTGTAACTGGAGAGTATGGAGATACAATAGGATTTGGAGTTGCAACGCTATCAAAATACATAAAGGGTTATATGGATTCTCAAAAAAGAACATCAGCGATGCGAGAATGGATGAAAGCACAGGATTTGGTTCAAACAACTGAAAAGCCAATGACTACATTTTTAGAACAAAATATTGAAATGTTGAATGATTTTTTTGATTTACTTACTCCTGAATTGGCAAAAAGAATAGATACACTTTACACTAATAATGATGTGGTTTATCATTTACCAAGCCTATACGATTTTATAAGAAAAACCTACGTAGTTGAGTTTACACCTGAAACAAAGGAAAAGATTATTAAGGATGCTAAATTAAGCTACTACAATTATATTAAAAAATCGGGATTGCCTCAACATAAAAAAGAACAATTTGATATGGTTGTTCAGTCAGTTAAAGACTACTCTAAAGACGATTTAATGAAAATTATTGATACATACGACAAAGCTGGTATAAACATAACTTATGACTATCATGTTAAGTCAGAGGCTTTAAAGGTTGTTTTGTTAGGTGTTAAAGCAAAAGGGAAAAGACCTGAGAATTTAAGATTACTTTAAAATTTAACAAAATAAATTAGGAATATTCATATTATACAAGTATATTTGTAGAAAATTAAGTTATGACACCAAAAGAAAAAGCAAAAGATTTAGTTGATAGCATTTGGATAATAGTAGAAAATGAAATGCCAGCTAAAAGACACATACAAGAAGTAAAGATGTTAGCTAAACTTATAGTAGATGAGAATATAAAAGCATTAGAAAATTACGGGCAAAATACTATGGAACTTCAAAACATGGATAGAGAGTTTGCATGGTGGGATAAAGTAAAACAAGAAACAAACAAAATAACATTTAACATGAGAACAACTAAAGAAATGATTAGTCATGGCGAAGGTAATTTCAAACACTGCACAGACTATGACGATGCAAGGAATGCAATGATTGACTATGCTAAAGAAGCTATTAATGAAGTGCTAAAAAAGTATTGGGAATCACAAAATGAAACAATTAGAAAAGGCGGTAAATTCAAATTAATTGATGAAATAGCTTTAGAAGTAATGAAAAACTTATCTTAAAATGAACTCAATCGTATTTATATTAGTAAAAAAAGGTAAAGTAAAAGTTTTTGATTCTGAGTTTACTCAGTTGGAAATGGATAAACTAATTAAAAAAGGCTGGAAGCATACAGCTACTTTAGACACAAGAACTTTTTTAGAACAAACTTTAAATAAAAAAGAAAATCAAAGACTAATATTATTAAACTCACTATTATCAATTTAACAATGGAATACACAGAAGAAATAAAAAAAGAAGCGGACTCTACACTTATACGTATTTTAGTTGATATAATTGATTATATTGAACCTGAGCATCAAGAAGAATTAAGTGCAAGATTAGCCATTCAGGATAGGCAGTCTGTTTTGAAAGATAATAATTCGGTATTAGAAATGTTAAAATTACATGGTGATTTAAGAACAAGATTACCAATTCACGAAAGAATCCAATCCCTCACCCAACAAATAGATTATTTGAAAAGTAAATTGTAATCATGGAAAATAAAGAACAACAGTACAAAAATTTAACCCTAATAACCATAAACAACACCCTCCACATTAAAGCGGATAACTTAGAACCTGTGCAAGTGGATAGTAGTTGTGTGCAGGAAATTCATGAAAAAGCTTTTAAAAATTATGACGATGGCACACATCAATATAATCATAAGTTTTGGTATCACTTAAAAGAAGGCATCAACATTTCAGAACTATCAGATAGAATTGAGGTGAGGGAGATAAGAATATCAGGAGCTACATCTGAATCTTTTTGTGTAGTTAAACATGCCTTTTTACTACCTGAGAAAGAAGATAAGGAACTTTTAGAAGACTTAGACAAATCAATAATTGAACCTTATGCACAGTTCAAGTGTAATAAAAGAACCTACACAATAGAGGAAATTGAAAAGGCATTAAATAAAACAAATATATGCCACTATGATAAATTAGAAGTATTAAACAACCTAAAAAATTAAACAATGGACAAAGAACAACAACTAAAAGAGTTAAGAGAAAAGATAAACGAAAGTCTTAACAAGCTAAACGAATTAGAAGCTAACTACAAAAAAGAAAAGCCTGTTATTGAGGTGGGGAAGGTTTATAAGGAAAATGGGTGGATGTTATTTATAAAAAGTAAACATGACAACTTTGAAAAAGAAGGTTGGTGTGATGTTTTTGGATTTCATAGAGATGGTAATTTTATTAATGACCAGCGAGTTGTTGAAGGTGAAGATTGGATAGAAGCCACCAAAGAAGAATGGGAAACAGCTTTGACTCAGTACTTCGATAAACTTTATGAGGGAGTGGAGAAAGTAGATAGGAGTTGTTTGTTAGAAAATATACGTTGTTACAAAAACGATATAGATTCGTTTAATAAAGTTTTTGGAGTTACAAAATGGGGTGAAGATGGCTTCAGGTACAAAGGTCGTTATGTAATGGACAAACATGGCAACATTGCAAAGCCTGTTAAAGATGAAGTAAAGGAAGAATGGCACTTTGAGTATTTTGGAAATTGGAGATATACTTTTAATTTTAAAAAAGAATTAGAAAAGGGTAAATACAAATTAGTAAAAGTTAACTAACACCTATTGAGTAATGGAAGCAAAAAGATTGATTTTTAACAGGTCAGGAACTTACAATTAAATAATTATTTGTATATTTGTACTATATTAGTATTCAATAGTATGCCATTTGAGAAAGGACATAAAAAACATGGGGGTAAAACTAAAGGCACTCAGAATAAGAAAACTCTTATATTAGATAGCTTTGCCCAAACAGTAGTCGAGGGTGGTATGGAAAAGTTTTTAGATGAATTAATGAAGCTAAAAGGCTCTCAGTTCGTTTTTGCTTACATGACTTTATTCGAGTATGTTAAACCTAAACTTTCAAGAGTTGATGCTAAAACAGAAAACAATACTACTTTACAAGGTGGATTAACTATACAAGTAATTAACCCTGATGACAACGAAGCAATAATAAAGCTGTGAAAACAACACACGTTTTTAGTAAGTTAGTACAATCTAAAGAAAGGATTGTTATAAGTCAGGGTGGAACTTCATCCAGCAAAACTTACTCAATGCTTCAATTACTTTACTTGATAGCTTATAAGAAACAAGGAACTATTATCTCGGTGGTATCTGAAACTCTCCCACATTTAAAGCGTGGGGCTATGAGGGACTTTTTTAAAATACTTATGACCGATGGGCTTTACTCTGAAAAGTTCCACGATAAGACTAACAACATTTATCGAGTTGGTGAAAGTATGATTGAGTTTTTTAGTGCTGATAGTGGGGATAAAGTAAGAGGCGCAAGAAGGGATTATCTATTTATAAATGAGTGCAATAATATTTCATTTGAAACATATAACCAGTTAGAGGTAAGAACAAAGAAACAAATCTTTTTAGACTATAACCCAAGCCATGAGTTTTGGGTACATGAGTATTTACTAAATGATTCAATCGAGCATAGGTTTATTAAGTCAACTTACAGGGATAACCCTTATTTAGACCCAAACATAGTAAAGTCAATTGAGAGTAGAAGAAACATAGATGCTAATTGGTGGCGAGTGTTTGGAGAGGGTGAGTTAGGATTTAGTGAGGCAATTATTTACAACCATTGGAAACAATGCACAGAAGTTCCTGATGGAGTTGTAGCTTATGGTTTAGATTTTGGTTACAATCACCCTACTGTATTAGTAAAGGTAACAGCGCATGATAATAAATACTATGCTGAGCAACTAATATACGAAAGCCATTTAACAAATCAACAACTAATTGAAAGGTTAAAGCAAGTAATACCAAATAAGACTTGTGAGATATTTGCTGATTATTCACGACCTGAGCAAATAAGGGAAATATATTTGGCTGGGTTTAACATTAAAGATGCAAACAAAGATGTTAAAAAGGGGATTGATAGCGTTAAGTCTAAAGAACTTTATATTAAGAATACAAGTGTTGAAGGTATTAAGGAAATGCGTTCGTACTCATGGAAAAAAGATAGGAATGAAAAGCTATTGGAAGAACCTGTAAAGATTAACGATGACTTTTGCGATGCTTTAAGATATTGTATTCATACATGGACTGCTCCACAAATTACATTTTATAAACCAAAAATTACTACATTTGGTAAAAATAATTATTAAATTTGCATTATGGAAAATGAAGAACTAATAAAGTTATTGATTAAAAGTTACGTTTCTTTTATACAATGCGAGGGTGTTGATTATTTAAGTGACGATGAATCGCTTAAATTATCTGAATTAGCTAAGAATCTAAGTTATATAAATGAAGAACAGCGTGAAGTATTTAATGATTTGTTTAATAGTTTAAAAGGTAAATAATGATAAAGGTATTAATTAAAGGTAAAGAATACGACGTACCAACTTCATGGCATGATGTACCATACACAAAAGGAGTTGAGGTTATCGAACTAATTAAAGCTGAAAAGCAAGATGAGATACTTTGCTTATTGATTGGCATTGATATTGAAACTTTACATAGTTTAAAAGCTGGTAGTGCTGCTAAGTTGTTTGCAATAACTGAGTTCTATTTAGATTTAACTTTATTAGATAGCGAATTACCTCAAGAGAAATACAAGCATATTGATTATGGCAGCTTACCTTATGGCGATACTGAGGCAGTTAGAATAATAATTAACAATGGTAAGAATAAAGACTTTATGCAGTTAGCACCTGCAATAATAAAAAAGATAACAGGTGATGACATAAGTAACGAACCATTTAGCGAGGTAATAGGGACGGTAGGTTTTTTTTTAAATCAATGGATGCTTTTTACAAAGGATTCGATGAACTTAACGAAACAGAAGTTGACCAACGATCTGAACTCGCAGGAGTTAGAAGGCTCGAAAGGTTCGGAGGTTTTGGAACTTGGGTAGAACTTGCAAGGCGTGGAGCATTAGGTAGCACAATAGATGAGGTGCTAAAGCAACCGACGAGAGTAGTTTATAACCTAATGTTATACGATAAGCTAAAGAGTGAATATGAAAATAATTTAATGAAACAAAAATGACATTAGTAGAATCGATTAGAGAATCAATAAACAATTGTACAGACATTAAGAATGCTATGTTTGTTTATGGTCGTGAATCTGACACAGCTTTAGAGGCAGCTAAGGAACAAAACATAGGTACGTTTGTTTACTTAGAGCCAATTAGTAAGACTATTGGAGTTGAAGATGCAACGCAATTAGCTAATATTGTAATTGGTTTCTTAACTCAGGATGAACCCGATAGTTCAAGTGATGAAGAAATTAACGAGGAATCAACATCATCAATGGAGAAAAAGGTGGCTGAAATGGAAAGTGTGGCTAACTTATGGCTTAATTACTTCTTTAATAACTACACTTATCGTATCAATGGAGTGTACACATTATCACCTGTATTCCGTATTAAAAACGTTATGACTGGCGTATTATTAACATTTAGCCTAATAGAGCCTAAACAATGTTAACACTATCTCAACAGGTTATATTTGAGGATTTGGCTAAGAAGATAGTTAACGAACTTAAACTAATTCTTAAAACAAAGAACATACCAAGAAAGTCGGTAAGGTATGAGAATGGCGAAAGGGTAACAAGAAACTTTGCCTCACCTGTTAGTGCAACTGGTAAATTAGCTAATTCGGTTAAGTTTGAGATAACAGATACAGCGATACTTATTAAAGCTGATTCCTACATTTACACTTTAATCTATGGTAGGAAACCAACAAGCAACAAAGGTAGCTGGGGAGCACAAGCCAAAGATGATATTAAAAGGTGGATAAGTGCTAAAGGCATAAGAGCCGACATAGATGAAAACCAATTAGCATATTTAATTACAAGAAAGATTACAAGAGAGGGTAACTCCATTTATTTATTTAGTGGAAGTAATAACTCAGGTCTATTAAACAATATATTAACCCAAGCTTTAAAACAAGAATTTAGCGATAAATTTACAAAAGATTTTAAAGATGGAATAATACAAGAGTTTAATGGCAACCAATCTAACACTTAATACAGAACCATTACTTTGGAATAGTGCATATTCCGATATTACTTATATCTTTGATTTTAACGATTACGCTATCTCTACGATAGGAGAGCAGATAAGTGGCTCTGTTGGTACTGGTTACGCTGAGATTACCATTACGGGAACTTGGGATGTACAACCTACTTTGAATCAATACGTTTACATTGATAGCGGTACTTACTTAGGCTTACATAGAGTACTAAGTTCAACAACTTCAACGGTTGTAATTGACTTAGATTACACGATTGTTCAGAATACAGGTAACATAAAGTCTTTACGTTCTCCACAATTTAGCTTATACAAAGGATTTAAAGCAACTGAGGATTTCCCAACTGAATTACCTTATACTTTAGTAACAAGGTTTACGCCTACATTTAACTCTGACTATCAATTAGAGATTAACCTAAAGGGATTAATACAAAGAATATTTACAATAACCGAACCTGACTTAGATGCTGACTTTGATTTTAGTTCGTTCAATGCTTTTAGATTAGAGTACGATAGTGAGGTAACAGATATACGTTATGCTTTGAATAGTTCAATAAGCACAACAGAATTAAACGAAAGTTATTTGGCGAGTGGTGCATACTTAGTACCAACTGAATTACCTATTATGTTTAGCTGTGGTATTTCATTTATGACAAAGTTCGTAAATGGTTTTCCTACGTTACAAATATACAATGCGGGTGAGCAAACAGTAGCAGGGTTTAGCAACGCATTCCAATCAAATCAATTTAGTCAAGGTTACGATATTAATTAACATACAATGGCAGTAAAAACAAAAGCACAGATACTTGCGGAGATAGCAAGTTTATTGGCAGATAATACAACGGGTGATATTTCAGCAAGTGATTTAAGAACTTGTTTAAATGATATTACAGATAGTTATTGCGAATGCTTAACCGCTGAGGGTACACTAACCTCAGACCAAATTAATTTATTAGATAGTTCTAATGTTAGTATCGTTTCGGCTCAGGGTGCAAATACTATAATAGTAGTAACAGGTGTTACCGCAATAAGAAAGGCAGGAACAGCTTACACAACCGCAGGTAATATTAGGCTTGTTTATGGAACAAGTTTAACCTCAGTAGCTACCGCAATGGATGCTACTGGTTTAACAGGAACAGCAAATTATCTTTACTTAAATCATGGCATAACAGATTCATTTGATAGCACTAATTTCAATAACTCCTTAGAATTTACCTGTACTGCTGCAATAAGTGGTGGAACAGGTGGATTATATTACAAAGTTGAATACATGGTAATTGATGTTAACTAATGGCAAGTATTTACGACAGAACAATATATGTAAACGAGGCTGTGCTTTCAGAAGTGGATGCTCAGCTGCTATGGGATTATAGTAAAATCAAAGTAAAAATAAATGGAGAACCTGCATGGTTTATTGAGAATACAGATGTAAATGGGTACTCAACATTTTTAGAAATTACAGCACCATTAAACGGAACTTATACTTATCAAATCGAAGTTTGGAATATAGCTACAAAAAGTTTTATTGAGTTTGCAACATTAACTGTTATAGCACAGGAAACATTTAACAATATAACTAATTGTTGTTCAGATGAGAATACTAATATCGTTTGGTTTAACAGACAAGGCGGTTGGCAAAACTACATATTTACTCAACGTTTCGACAATTCAGTTGAGGTTGGTAAAGCAACAACATTTATAAACAACGGAATAATTAAGTATGCTGACAGGGGGAGAGTTTATAATTCAAAGACTGTTTATGTTACGGGCTTAACAAAGACTGAAATAGACTACTTAGATACTTTACGATACTCAATACAAGCCTATGAGTTTAACCAATCTTTAGAAACGTTTACACCAATATTATTAGATAGTTCAAACTTTAATAAATACAATTCAAAAGAGAATATGTATGAGTTTAGTTTAACATACAAATACGCTACACAATTAGACATACAAAAGCAATAGGTGGATGGATATTTTAGAAATAGAAGTAAACGGACAATTCGTAGAGTTATATCAGGATGAAAAGATAGTTCAAAGTTTGAGCGTTCTTAACATTACTGATATAACTAAACGCTATTCAGAATACACAAATGCTTTTAAAGTTCCACGTACAAACGTTAACTCAAATATTATAGAGTTTGCAGATTTCATTACAAGTGAAACAAGTTTCCCATTTGTAAAGAATCCATGTACCATTTACATTAATGGCTTTGCTTGGAAGAAAGGTTACTTACAACTTATTGAGGTTGCCAAAGATTTAACTTTACGCTTTTACACAGGTAACATAGGTTTCTATAATGTACTAAAGGCTGCTAAACTTAATCAGTTACAATTAACAGAATACGACCACACTTGGAACTTACTTACTGCTATTGCTTCACGTAACAATACAGAGGGTTACAGCTATGCCTTAATTGATTACAATGGTATGAGTGATACAGGTAGCACAGTTGATGTAAGACGTTTACTACCTGCTTACTTTGATAAAACATTAATGAAGGCTGTATGTGAGGAAAACGGATATACATTAATAAACAATATCTCAGGCAGTACGTTAACGGAATACGAAAGCGGAATACTACCAACAACTAAAAAGAATCCTGTTATACCTCAGGAAATAATTGATGCTAATAAATACATAGGAGGGGAAACTCCTTATGAATTGGGTGTGTCTTTTGTTTTGTTTAATATATTTCAGAACTCAAACTTTGGTTATACAACGAATGGTTATAGACCTATTCGTTTTCCTTATAATAATAGCAACTTAGGTTCTAATGAGAATCTTTATGATAATGGTAATTGGCAAAGTACTGGACAATTTGGTACTGGTATATTCACCGCACAATATGCAGGGAATTACAAAGTAAGTACAAACTTTGAGTATGATTATGAATTTAATGAGAGTTGGACATCATCTCCAAATAAAACTACAAACGTTTATTTATCATTTGAGATTGAAGTTAATGGTGTTGTTGTTCAGAACATTGCAACAGATAGTTTTTCGACAAGCACAACGTTTCCAACTTCATACAATGTAACGGGAACAATAAACGAAGAAAACTTAGTTTACTTAAATGCAGGTGACCAAATGAGAATAGTTTACTACGCTCAGCACGATACAACTGTTGGCTCTTATTCAGGTGCTGTTAGTGTTAGTGTTGGTAGTGTATTGTATTTGGTTCAAGTCCCTCAAACAGTAACGGCATTAAAAATAGAATTACAACCTGAGTTAACATTTGGCTCAGAGTTAAAAGCACCTTACTTACTTTCTGAAATATCCCAAGCGGATTACTTTAAAGATACTTGCTTACGTTATTGTTTAATACCTACTGTAAATGAAGATACAAAAGAGGTTACTTTAACTCAGTTTAACACAATTAAAAACAATATCGGTAATGCTGTTGATTGGAGTTCTTTAGTTGATGAAACAAACGAGCCTTCAATTACTTTCGACTTATCTGAATACGCACAGAAAAACAATATAAAACATAAAGAAGATAAAAGTATATTAACAGAGGTTATAGGCTCAGACTACGTTATAAGCCTAAACAATCAAAACTTAGAAGCCGAAAAGGATTTATACACAAGTCCATTTGCAGCAAGTGAAGATGTAACAAGGTTAACAGATAAGCAAATGATTTATATTGATTTGCACGATGGAACAAGCTTTACAAAAGATGTACAACCAAGAAGATGTTATTTAGAACGTGTGGCAGGTAGTATTGATTATACAGATGGAACAACTACAATAATAGTAGGCGGTAATATTCCGTTGACTTGGTTTATAAGAGCTGACAAAGCTTATAACATGGGATTTGGTAACAATCAAATGAGTAGATACTCAAATGATTTGATAAGCATATTACAAAATTTAAGGATAATTAAAATAGATATTCGGTTAAGTTTAATTGATATTTTGAACTTAAACTATTTTTATCCAGTCTATTTAAGTCAATACAACGCTTACTTTTTTGTAAGTAATGTAAACCAATTCGATTACACAAGTAACGATGCAACGGAAGTTGAACTAATAAAATTAAACTAATGGCAGAAGAAGTAATAATAAAATTTGACATAGGGGCAGCGACTAACAACATTGCACGTTTAGAGGCTGAATTAAAAAAGGTTAAGCAGGAATATAAAGCTGCTGAGATAGGCAGTAAAGAATTTTACAAAGCGCAGGATGCTGGAAAACAATTAACCGCTGAGATTAAAAAACAAAACGATGCGTTAAAAGCTAATACCAATGCTTTAAATGGTATAAACCAATCTGCTAAGTTTGGTAAGGACAGCTACGGGGCTTTAAAACAAAGCATTAAAACAACTAAAGATGAGTTGTTAAAGTTAGATGTTGGTAGTGATGAATTTATTAAGACACAAAAAGAGTTAGTTGCATTAGAGCAAAAGCGTATTGATGTTGAGAAACAAATACCTTCATTATTCCAAGAGAGGATTAAGGGTGCTGTTGATGAGGCTAATACTTTAAAAGACTTAAAAGCACAAATAAAAGAATATACAGCTTTATCAATACAAGGTTATGAAGGTGCAAACGAAAAATTAGCTGAGTTAAAGGATAAGTTAGCAGATGTTCAAGATGCTACAAAGACTTTTACAGGTAGTGGAGTTGAACGTTTAAATGCTTCAATGGGATTATTGACAGAATCAATACAGAACTTCGATGGGGATAAGTTTAAAACAGCTTTAGAAGGTATTGGCGGAGCAATGAAAGTGATACCTATATTCTTAATCATAGAGGGTATTAAATTGTTGATTGAAAACTTTGATGAGGCAGTTAAGTTTTTACAATCATTTACAGATGAATCAAAAGATGTTAAGAGATTAGAGAAAGCATTAGCGGAGGTAACAAGAGAAAGCGAAAAACAAAAAGTAGCATTACAAGGATTAGTTGATGTTGGTAACGCTCAAATAGAGTTATTAAAAGCTCAGGGTGCAAGTTACGATAAGATAATAGGAAAAGAAAAAGAAGTATTTAATTCTAAATTACAATTGATACGTGTTGAGGCTGAGCAAATAAAAGCATCTGCATTGGCTAATGTTGCTAAGTTAAAAGAGATACAAGCGAATGACAGCGTTACGGAGGGAATAAAAAGATTAGCAGGTGAATATCAGAGGTTAAATGGTAACAACATACTTGCAGACCAAATTGATAAGCAGATAGCTGAAGATAAAAAGAAACGTAGTAAGGAGTTAACAGATGCTTTAGCTGAAGACCAAAACAAGTTAACTAAGTTACAAAGTGATTTACAAGTATTGCTTATTGAAAACAAAACAAAAGAAATTGAAACAGGTAAAGAGAGAAGAGAAAAAGCAAGAGAGTTACAGGACTTTCTAAGACAATTATCTATTGATGCTATTAAGGATGAAAAGGATAGACAAGTAAACCAATTGATATTTGATGAAGAGGTAGCTAAACGTGAGGCTAAACTAAAGATTAAGAATAAAGAATTATTAAATATTGCTTTAGCTGATATTGATAAAAGCTTTAGGAATCAACAATTAGAATTAGAGAAACAATTTTTTGCTGAGGAACTTGCTAAGCAAGAAGAAAAAACAAATAAACAATTAGAAGATGCAAAGGCTCGTAAACTCCAAGAGATTGAAAATGAAAAGGCTGGTTTAGAATTAGTATTAAATGCTCAGGAACAGAATTTAACAGAAGTGTTTGAGGCTCGTAAAAAGCTTTTACAAATACAAAAAGAGGAAGAACTAAATAATGTTAACCTATCTTATAACGAACGTTTAGCTATCCAACAAAAGTATAATAACGAGGAATTAAGATTAGAGCAAGAGAGAATACAAAAGAAAGCTGAATTAAGAAATGGAGAAATAGAGTTTGCAAAACAAACAGCTAATGCTTTATTGAATATAACAAACTTATTTGCACAAAACCAAGAACAACAAGCGGCAATATCAAAAGTATTAGCATTGGTAAACATTGCAGCAAATACAGCACAAGCAATAAGTGGATTAACCGCAATATCATTTCAGCCAAGTGTTGATACAGCGTTAAACCCTTTAGCACCTTATATTAAGTTAGCTACTGGTATTGCTACTATTACAGCCAATGCAATACAAGCAAAACAATTACTTAATTCATTTGAGGAAGGTGGTTATACAGGTGATGGTGCAACTAATGAGGTATCAACTAACTTAGGCTCTAAGCCTTACACTTACCATAAGGGCGAATACGTTATACCAGCAAGAGTATTGAATACACCAACTGGAACTGCTATGGCTTCACAATTAGAAAGTATGCGTTTAGGTATGAGTAACCCAATGCCTTATATTGGTGGAATGTTTGATGGTGGATTTACTGCACGTTCATCAGGTCAAGAAGCTAATAATACTTTAAGTAATAACGCTATGATACAACAAATGTTGGCTAACTTACCTCAACCAGTTGTAAGAGTAACAGATATAAATAAAGTTCAGGGTGATAGTAAGCGAGTTGTACAAGCTACGAGTTTATAGATTGTTTCTTTTTTTATAATCATCCCATCCAAAAGGGGTTTTGTCTTTATAATAGTTTTTAATTATCTCAGCACCTTTACGTGAGGCTTTCGATTCTTCTTGTTCAATATCACATAAAAACTTATGTAGTGCTGTGCTACCTAAACATATTTGTATTACACGAAAGTTCTTTGGCTTCTGCATTTTAATATATTAACTATTATTATTACGCAAATATAAAAAAAATATTCAAATTATTTTTGTATTTAATGAAAATTGCTAAATTAAATATTGAGGGTTATATCGGTGGTGCTGATATAGTTTCCTTATTTTCAGGTGAAGAAACTTTCAACTTATCAAAGCTTAAAAAGTTCTTAGATAATTTAGAATCTGATGTAACAGATATTCATGTTTACATTAACTCAGGCGGTGGCTCAGTTGTTGAGGGGTGGGCGATTTACGATAAGTTAAAAACAAGCGGTAAGACTATTACTACAATTGGTGAGGGAATGGTTGGCTCAATAGCTACCATTATTTATATGGCTGGGTCTGTTCGTAAACTTCACGAAAATTCAAAGTTCTTTATTCACAATCCTTATTGGCAACCTTCTGAGGCTTCACCAATGGAAGGAGATGCACTTATTAATTTAGGTGAGGACTTGAAAAAAGAACAACAAAAGATATTAGATTTTTATGCTAACCAAACAGGTACGCCAATTGAAACAATACAACCATTGATGCAAAAGGCTACTGATTTAACAAGCGTAGAGGCTGTTAATATGGGTTTTGCAACAGAAATAATTAGTTCAAGTGCTAACTACTATAAGTATCAATTAGTAGCTTACGTTGAGCCTAATAAAGTAGAACAAACAAATAAAAAACCAAAAATGGAAAATAAAAAAAGCGAATCATGGATTGCACGTCAATTAACTAAGTTGGCAGCAAAACTAAATGGTGTTACATTAAACATGGAAATGCCTGTAAAGACTGCAAGTGGCGAAGATGCTATTCTTTTTATTGAATCTGAAACAGAAGATTTAACAGGAAAAGAGGCGTATTTAGTAGATGCAGAAGGAAACCAAACACCTGCACCTGATGGAGAGTACACAGATGCGGATGGCAAAGTTATTAAAGTTGCTGGTGGTGTAGTTACTGAGGTAGTGGCTAAGTCAGAAGAAACACCTGCTGCACCAACAGTAGAAGAATTGAACGCTAAGATTGCTGAATTAGAGGTTAAGAACGCTGAATTAGAAGGAATCAAAGCAAACTTAACAACTGAATTAGAGGCTAAATCTAAAGAAGTTGAAGTAATGAATGAAGTTAAAACAGAATTTGAAAACCTTAAAAAGGTTGTTATCGGTAAGGGCGTAAAGTTTGAAGATAGCAAACAGGATTTTAAGGACAATAATAAAGGTATTGCGGAAGGAAATGCTGCGTTCTTAAATGAATTAGCATCGCAATTTAGAAAAAGTAAATAAACAAAACAAAAACGAATAAACAAAAATGGGAAATTTAATCACATCAGTAGCCTCTTACACAGGTAAACAAGCAGATTTTCAAGAAACATTTGTATTGAAACTGGCAGAAAATCCTTTGCTTACAGCATTAGGTTTTAGAATTGAACAGGACATTCAATCTTCAAAAACATTTTATAAAACAAACAGATTAAACAAGATAACTAAAAAAGCAGTTGATTGTAACACTGGAGATACAGCTACTGGTATTGCAATTGAAAATGTTGTGTTATCAGTTACTTCAATGGAGGCTGAGTTATCGCAATGTAAGTCAGTTTTTGAATCTTCAATTTATGAGGCTGCATTGAAAAAAGGTTATGATGTTTATAACTTAGAAGGAACTCAAATCCAAACTTTAATGCTTGAGATTTTTGGTATGGCAGTTGGTAATGACTTGTATCGTCAAATATTTTTAAATGATACTACATTAACAAATGCTGATTACACAGCTTACGATGGTGTTTTTAAAAAATTAAAAGCAGGTTTCTTAAATTCTGATGGAACTACACGTGTTGCTGCATCTATTTCAGATACAGATATTAACTCTACAAACATTGTTGCAACTTTAGATACTTATGTTAACGCTCAAAAAAGCCCATTAAAATATAACGTATCTGCTGCTAATAAACGTTTCTTAGTAACAGACCCTGTATATCGTGCATGGGAGCAAAAATTAACTGAACTTGGTTCGTTAGAATCTTCAAAAGTTCAATTAGTTGATGGTATTGAATCTTTGAAATTTAGAGGTATTCCAATGGTAAACTTAACTCAAATTGATGAGTATATTTTACAAGATTTCTCTACTACTTCACCTCAATCATCAGCAACGGATGATAACCGTATTATCTTAACAAATCCTCAAAACCATATTATCGGTACAGATATGATGACTGATACTGCAAATGCAGAGTTTTGGTATGAGCGTAAAGACAAGAAAAACTATATGCGTTTAAACTATCGTGCTGGTTATAACTACATTGATGGTCAAGAAAACGTAATTGGTGGATGGTAATTAATTGAGGGGTTAATAGCCCCTCTTAACAATTTAAAATAAAAAAGATATGTCAACAACAATTTGCAACGATTTAATTAGCAGCTTAACACCTGATTGTGATGCGCTAAATAAAGTTGGTGGTGTAAATAAAAGGGTTTGGTTAGGTTTAAAGGCAAACATTAGTTACACTATTGATTCAGAGGGATATGTTTCAGCTATTACTATGGCTAACGTTGGTTCTATTTCCTCAAAACTATTAACTTTTTCAGGGAAAAGAGATAAAAACTCTTTTGCTTTTCCTATTGTAGCTGGGGAAAACATCAATACGTTTAATCATACAGCTATTATGCAACTATTCTACTCTAAACCTTCTGATTTAGAGGCATTAAAACAATTAGTTAGAGCTAAAGATGTAGTTGTTTTTATGGAGGGTAACGATGAAAAGATTGTTATTTTAGGATTAGGAAAAGGATTAAACGCAAGTGCTGGAGAAGGTGGAAGTGGAACGTTATTAAACGATTCAACAGCGTACTCATTAACTTTAAGTGGTGAAGAAACATCACCTCCTTCTTACTTCCGTACAGCAGCAGGCGCAAGTTTAGCGACTTTACAAGCTTACTTAGATGCTTTAACTTAATAAATAATTAAGTAAAAAAAAAAAAGCCTTGCATTAATTTGTAAGGCTTTTTTATTATATTTGCCTAATGAATGTAGAATTAATTACACGTGTTCAAGAAACATTAAAAGAGCCTAAGAAAAGGCTTAAAGATTTGTTTGATTTATGTAAGGAACTATGCAACCATTCCGTTAACGTTAATTGTAGTTCTTGCATTACTGAGGGCATAATGTTACTGAGTAATTGGGTTAAAAATAATAACATAGAATTAGAACATCAAACATATTTTAAAAAGGCTGTGAACGGGGAATACGAATTAAAACCGCTTCATTTAATTGTACAGGTTTACGATTGTGGTAATGAAGAAAGACAAAAAGAATTAGACGCTTGTTTGCGTGAAAACAAAACACGTGGACACTTTGCAGAGATAACTGAGGTAAAAGATAGGTTAACGTATCAGGAACTATTTAAGTTGTTTAAAAAGGATTCTATTAACGTTATAGCTAACTCAGATATTTACTTTGATGAAACTATATTGTATGCAAGGTTTATGAATGAGAATAACTGTTATGCTTTGTCAAGATGGGATTATATGGGTGATAACATTGCGGTACTATTCAATCGTAAAGATTCACAAGATGCTTGGATATTCAACGGATTGGCTAATGTTAAGGGAGGTGAGTTTTGTCTTGGAAAAAAAGGTTGCGACAACCGTATTGCTTTTGATATAAAACAGTCTGGATATAACGTTCTTAACCCATCAAAAACTATTCACGCAATACATATTCATTTGAGCAATTTAAGAACATATAATCAACAAAGCGAAACAATACCCGAACCATACCACTTTATACATCCACACTTCTAATGAAACAAATAGAAAATACAGATTATTATATTACCAAAGAAGGTAATGTATATTCAAAAAAAACAGGAGATTTAGTTCTAATGAAATATCATGTTTCAACTCATGGATATAAAGCATTAAGATTAATGCTAAATAAAAAATCTAAGATGCAATTTATTCATAGGTTAATTGCATTAGCTTATATAGAAAATCCAAATAATAAACCATGTGTTAATCATATTGACGGGAATAAATTAAATAATGATATATCTAATTTAGAATGGGTGACTTATTCAGAGAATAATAAACATGCTTTTGATACTGGATTAAAAAAACCAACAACTACTAATGTTAAAGAAGTATCGATAATTAGCAAATGTGGATTCTTTTTTAAGAAGTTTAAAAGCTTAAAAGACGCTGCTAATTATTTACAAATTGATTCAAGAAGGGTAAGTGATTTTAGGTTATGTAAAAGAAAACACCAACTTTACAACTTTATATAATGGCAGCACAATTGCAATTATCAGTAATTATAGAATCATTAAATTAATATGAAAGTACTTTATTTAGGATTAATGGTTAATCCGCATGGTTTTAGTTCTTTTCCACACGCTTGTAAAAAGGTGTTAGGAAATGAGAATTACAGAGAATTACAATGCAGTAGTGATGCCGCATTTAATCCAAACGCAATAGCAATATTTAACGAGTTTAAACCCGACTTAGTTTTCATGCAGATACAAGCTGAAAACATTATTCACGCTCAGACTTGTGAGTACTTTTTAAATCATGGTGCTAAAGTAATTAATTGGACTGGTGATAAAAGACACGTTGTGCCTCAATGGATGATAGACTTAGCACCTTTTGTTACATTAACAGCATTCTCAAATATGGATGATGTTTATGCGATGCGAAAGTTAGGTTATAAATCTGAGTACTTAGAGATAGGATATGATGAAGAAATTTATTGCCCTGAGGGTGAAGTTTACCCGTGTCAAGATATTATATTTATGGCGAATAATTACGGGGCTGGTTTCTTCCCTATGTCTGAATTTCGTATTCAAATAGTACAATTTTTACGCAATAATTACGGGGATAGATTTGGTGTTTATGGTGCTGGTTGGAGAGATGGAAACGGAAATGTAAACCATTCACAACACGTAGAGTCTAAGTACTTAAGAGGTGCAAAGATTGTAATTAACTGCTCACACTTTAACTCTGAAAGATACAATTCAGATAGGCTATTAAGAACATTAGGTACTGGAGCGTTTTGTTTATCAGTTAAGCACACAGGAATGGAGCAAGATTATACAGATGGGGTTCATTTAAAATATTTTAATACATTAGACGAATTAAAGCATCATATTGATTATTATTTAGTCAATGAAGATGACAGAAAAAAGATTGCTGAGAATGGCAGAAATTTAGTGTTAAATCGTAATACTTTTGTTCATCAAGTAAAAGAAATTATTAAATTAGCGGAATGAAAGTTATAGGTTTTACATCAATATTATATGGCAAAGAGTACCTAAGAGAATCTTTGTTATCAATCATAGACCATGTAGATAAAATGGTTATTAGTTACACTTACAACCCATCACATGGTCGTAGTACTAACTTAATTTGCCCTGATAAAGTAGATGAAATACACGCTATTTGTACTGAGGTATTAGGTAGCAAATTAATTTGGGATGAAAGACAAAGATTTAACCATGAGGGGGAGCATAGAGCGGTTGCAAGAGAGTACGCAAGTGGGTATGATTTAATACTTACTATTGATGCTGATGAAGTATTTGAGCCTACTGAGGTACAAAACGCTTTGAAATATGCTTTTGAAAACAAAGAACGCTATTACGGGATAAAAGGTTATGTAAACTTTTGGCGTTGTTTTGACTTTGCTTGTTATGATGGATTCAGACCTATAAGAATAGAGAATCTAAGAAATCATAATTCACAGCAAAACTTAGAATGCCCTTTAACTATTTATCATTTTAGCACCGCTCAAAGTGAAGAAATAACACGTTATAAATACACAGCTTTCGGTCATGCAAACGAGTTAAAACCTAATTGGTTGGATGGTACTTTTTATAAGTGGGATAGAACAAACCAAATAAGAGATTTACATTGTGTGGCTTATGGTATTTGGAACGCTGAGCCATTCGATAAGACTAAATTACCTGACTTTTTAAAACAACATATAAATTATAATAAAGAACTGATATGATAGTAGCGCACTATTATGTTGGTGTTTTTGAGTACGTACATTTTCCACATTTTTACTTTGTATTATGCAACAATTAACAGAATTACCAAATCATTGTTTTAATCAGGGAGAACCCTATTACAACTACATTGACTTAAGTAAGTCAAACAACAACCAAACTATTATTGATATAGGTACTTATCGTGGGTTTAGTGCTTTTGCATTTGCACATAATAGAACAAACGAGGTACATACTTTTGATATTGCTGATTATCGTGAAATTCAGTTTCCTGATAACGTGAAGTTTCATAATAAAGGTGCTTTAGAAATACCTAAAGAACTTATTAAAAAGGCTAATATTATTTTATTGGATGTTGACCCTCACGATGGAGTTCAAGAATTTCCTATATTTGAATACATTATTGAGTGTGGATTTAAAGGAACTTTAATTATTGACGATGTAATGTTTAATGAAGGTATGGAAAAGTTTTATGATTCAATTCAATATACTAAATATCTTTGCTTTTGGCATCATACAGGAACAGGAATAGTTACTATTAAGTAATGCTTACATTTGGACATAAAACATACGGGGCTAATACTATTGCTGTACGTGGGGCAATGAATAATATAACCATTGGTAAATATTGTTCTATTGCAAATGGTGTGGTTATGGATGGCGGTTTTAATCATAATATAAGCTACATTACAAAGTACCCATTTAAAAACATGGATGGTATTGGGAATGATTCAGTAACTTGTAAAGGCGATATAAATATTGGTCATGATGTTTGGATTGGTGAAGGGTGTATGATTATGAGTGGTGTAACGATTGGAACTGGTGCTGTAATAGCTGCACGTTCAATAGTAACAAAAAACGTAATGCCTTATGAGATTGTAGGAGGTAGCCCAGCAACACATATAAGATTTTTATTTAGCCAATATCAAATAGATAAATTATTGGATATTGCTTGGTGGGATTGGGATGAAAAGAAGATATTTGATAACGTTGACTTATTGACTTCAAATAATATTAATGAATTTATAGAAAAACACAGATGAGTTTAGCAGCTGTAATTGTTGATACAAGAAATGTAAGTTTATTCCAAGTAATAACTGAGCATTTATATTTTTTGCCTAAAGATACAAAGCTTTATGTTTTCAGTTCAGAAAATCAAAGGCATTTACAAGAATTATTAAATTGTGAGTTTCATGTGGTGGATGTTAATAGTATTAGTGATTATAATAGGTTGCTTACAAGCAAATCGTTTTGGGAAAAAATAGAGGAAGAAAATGTATTAATATTCCAAGAGGATAGCAGAATATTACGAAAAGGAATAGAGGAATTTTATGAGTGGGATTACGTTGGTGCTTCTTGGAAGTTTCCCCCATACGTTGGTAATGGTGGTTTAAGCTTTCGTAAAAAGTCTAAAATGATTGAGATTATAGAGGCTATAAGCTGGACTGGCGAACTGAATGAGGATATTTATTTTGCTTATGGATGTCAGATGCTTAACTTAAAATTAGCACCTATTGAAGTAGCAAATAAATTTAGCGTTGAAACTCAATTTCATCTTGGTTCGTTTGGGTATCACGCAATAGAAAAATGGTTAACTTTGGAGCAATGTAAACAAATAAAAAAAACAATATGAACAACAGATTTAAATTAAAAAGAGAACACGAAAACAGCCAAATTATTACTAAAGATAAGCATGGCAACGATATTCTAATTACAAAGCATGAGTTTAATGATTACTTTGCTGAGTGTATGTTGGCTAATAACTTGGGGCATTTGATTGAAATAAACCCTTTGTATAAAGAAATAGAGGATGAAAAAAAAACTTTCAACCAAGTATCGGAGGGTGTTATTGTATTAACCTCAAATCCTCTACAGACAGAATCAAAACCACAAGAGCAAACGCAAAAAGAGAAAACATCAAATTCCAAAGGTGGGAAGCAACGAACACCGAAGGCATAAGTACAACAGCTTTCTTAAAAGCTACTGAGATAGCTGCATTACGTAGCCATAAGGCAATATTAGAACACTCTTTAAGTTTAGGCTTGGAGAGTGTTTTTATTTTAGAAGATGACGTTGATTTTGTTGAAGATTTCAATAATAAGTTAGGTAAGTGTTTGTCTGAATTACCTGATGACTGGGATGGCTTACATTTAGGCGGTGAAAGTCCAAGCGGTTCGCTTATTCATTACTCGCCTAACTTATTTAAGTGCCTTGCGTCATGGGGTGGCTATGGGTATATTGTAAATAAAAAGGTTATCCCTCAGTTAATAGAGTTAATTTCACAAGAAAAGATGCCAGTAGATACGTATTACGCTCGTTTTATGCCACAATTAAAGTGGTATAAATCAAAGGAAATGTTAGTTAAGCATTTGGCAGGTTATTCTACTATTCAGAATAAGTACGTTGATTATAAACATTTATATTAACTAAGTATTTTAGTGGTTTAATTGTATTTATTTTTGTATAAATGAGCAAAAATAAGTCTAATTATACTCCGAAACCTGTTGTTAAAGGCTTTTCAAAGGCTAAATCTTTAACGTATAAAAACAGAGTTGTTAAGATAGTTGAGGATAATAGTTCCGATATTATAAAATACGGTGCAGATAATGCCTTTCCTCAAAAATTAATTAAGCAATTAGACGAATCAGGAACAGCAACAAGCTGTATTGATATTCTAACTCAGTACATTTATGCCAATGGCTTAGTAAATGAGGAGTTAGGTAATACAATGATTAATGAAACTCAAACTTTTAATGAGTTAATATCTGAATTATCCACATACGTTTCACCCTTTCAGGCTGTTCCTTTATATGTGATGAGAGGATTAGATGGTAAAGTGGCAAGTGTTAAAGTTTTGCCTTTTGAACAAATAAGAAAAACTAAACAAGGAACTTATATATTAAATCCAACTTTTGGAGATAAACATAAGAAAGAAAAAGATAAAGAGTTTCCTGCTTTTTATGGTAGTATAATTACTCCACAAGAAGTTAGAGAACATATTTTAGAGTGGGGTGAAGATGTTGGAGAAATATTGTATTTTTTTAGAAAAAAACCATTAAAAAACATTTATCCTATTCCTACTTATTTCAGTGCTATTGAAGATATAAATACTGATACTGAGTTAAGTAAATATGAACTTGAAACAGTTATAAATTCTTTTTTAGCAAGTGGTATTTTAAACATTGTAGGAAACTATGATAATACTACTAAAGATGAACATGGTAGAACTGAGCAAGATTATATGGATGATGCCTTAGAATCTTTTACTGGAAATAAAAAAGATGCTGATGGTGCAAGTGGCAGACAAAAGCTATTAATATTGCAAGCTAAAACAAAAGAAGAATTAGCTGTTTTTCAACCTCTAAGTAATGAAGGTGTATTGAACGCTTCTGACTTAGCAACAAAAAGAATAGCTGAAAAAGTTTCTCGTGCTTTTGGAGTACCTCCATTCTTAATCGGTTTAGGTGGTAATGTTGGTTTTGCTACAAATATTATAGCGGATAATATAATGTTATTTAACAATAGAGTTTTAGTGTTACAAGAATTAATAACAGATGCTTTGGAATTATGTTTTACTCAGTTTAATTTTAAATTAACTCAATTAAATCCAATTAAATATATTCCAAGTGAAGTATATGCTAAATTAACTGATGCTGAAATTCGTGCAATTGGTGGATATGAAACAGAGGAAAATAAGGCAACAAGCAATATTACATTGGCTCAAACTTTAGGAGTTGGTGGAACTCAATCTTTGGTAGGTATTTTACAAGATAGCATACTAACGCCTGACCAAAAAGTTAATACATTAGTTATTTTATTTGGATTGTCACAGGAGCAAGCTGAAAAATTAGTAAAAACAAACATTCAACCAAATGGCATACAAACCCCTAATAATTAAATCTGACTTTGAGGCTTACTGCAAACTTGGTAAGAACATAAAAGATACTGATTTGGATTTACATATCAGAGATGCTCAGGATGTGGATTTTTTTTCGTGGGCAAATGATGATTTTTACACAGACTTAATGGATAACTTATCTACTAAGCCTGAGTTAACAGCTTTATTTAACGATTACATTAAGCCTTATTTAGTTTTTTCAGCATACTATAAGTTCTTATTGTGGCATGGTGCGAATATATCACAATACGGAACGAGAGAAAACTCAGAAACAACAAGTCAAGAAATTACAGACAAACGTAGGGCTGAATTATTAGGCGATATTCAGAGTAAAATAAACGTTTATTTGAATAGATTAAAGGATAAGTTAGACGATGACAACTACACTTATGATTCAGTTACATACGATTGGTTTAACGATTGTGATAAAAAGGAAATGAAGCCTCAACTCAACATAAGACAATTAGGGCAATCAAAAACTTATCCTTACAAAAATTTAAGAAGATATGGTAATTCGTAGAATAAAGGGTGATACATACCCAGTTCAAATTCAAGTGCTTTCAGAGGATGGAACTGCTTTTAATTTAACGGGTGCAACTGTTTTCTTCACAGTTAAAAAACGCTTAGAAGATGATGATAGTGCTGCTTTGATTTCAAAGAGTGTAACAAGTCATACATCTGCAACTGAGGGCATAACTCAATTTTCAATACTTGCTGCTGATGTTGATTATATAGGTAGCTTTTATTACGATGTAAAAGTAAAAGATACTAATGGAATTATTTACTCAGTAATAACAGATAGATTTATTTTAGAAAATCACGTTACAATAAGAACTTCATAAAATGCCAACACCTTATAAATTAAAGATACTAAACGGGATGCTAAAACTTAAAACGTTTAGCGACCATGTATTAAGTATTTTAGGAATAAAAGATTTAGGAACTCAAACGGGTGATGTTACTAATGGTTATGTGGATTGGTCTATTCAACATTTAACTCAAACAACAGCACAATGGAACGCTGATACAACTACTATATTGTTAAGAGGGCAGTTAGGGATAGAAGATACAGGTAATACAACTTTTAAAATAAAGATTGGTAATGGAATAGATTTATGGAGTGCTTTAGGTTATGCAGGTGGTAGTAGTAGTTCAGTTTGGGGAGGTATAACAGGAACATTAAGCGACCAAACAGACTTACAAAACGCTTTAAATAATAAACAAGATTTAGATTCTGACTTAACCGCAATAGCTGGATTAACACCAAGTAATGATGATATTATACAGCGGAAAGCTGGTTCATGGATTAATAGAACATTGGCCCAATTGTGGGTAGATTTAAAAGATTTAACTGTAACTTTAACAAATAAGACTTTAGCAGTAGCAAGTAATTCAATTACAGGCACAGCTTCAAGAGTAGCGCAATTTGGTGCTGGTGGAAGTTTAGAGGCATCAAGCGTAACAACAACACAATTAAGTTACTTAGATGCAACAAGTTCTATTCAAACTCAGTTAAATAATCGTATTACAAAAGTAGTTAGTACTGTTACTGATGCTTCACTTACAGGAACAACAGCAGAAACCTATGTATATGGTGAATCTATACCAGCAAACACTTATACAACAGGTGATATTATTTCAATGTATATTCAAAATAGAAAGACCGGAACCGCTGGAAATTTATCGGTTAGGGTTTACATAAATACAACTAATAATTTAAGCGGAACTCCGATACGAATAGCACAATATAATAGTGGTGTTGCTGCAAATGTTTACTATGGTATAAGTAGATTGTTTCTTATTAAATCTGCTACCAATACTGAAAGTATAAATACAGGAATTTCTGTCTTAAACTCTGTTACTAATAGTTCAACTGCTGCAAGTTCATCTAATATTGATTGGACAATTCAACAATACTTGGTGATTAGTTTAAATATTACAAACGCAACTGATACGGGTTTTTTAAGTGGATTAATAATGAGAAAAGAATGATAACAATAGAAATTGAATACATAAATAAATCTGATGGTGAGAAAATAGCACAACCAAAAAGAGATTTAACAGATGAGGAAAAATTAACTATTACAAGCGTTTCGTGTGATGGTGTTAATTATATTTATTATCAAGGTGATGAACCTAAAATATAAAACTTATGAGTATATTAGATAAGCCAAAATTTTCAGCAAATGATTTTGTAAAGGGTACTATTTTACTATGTTCTATTGGCTCTATGTGGTACAATCTAAAATTAGATAACGCTGAGTTAAAGAATGAAATAAGCGAGTTAAAGACTTATAAGAATGCAGATGATAAGGTTGTTAATAGTAGGATTGATAGATTAGAGATAATAACAGACCACAACGGAAATAAGACTAACGAAATAGAGCGCAATGTAATACGTTTAATGGCAATAGTGCCTTCATTTAAGTTAAAGATTGAAGATGAAAATTAAATTAATTCGTGAAGATTTCACAAAGGAAAGTACAGTAGGCTCGTTATATGTTAATGATGTATTTGAGTGCTATGTATTAGAAGATACTGATAGGGGCTTAACTTCTGAGATGACTTTAGAAGAAATAGAAAAGATTAAACAATATGGAGTTACTGCAATTCCTTATGGTACTTATCAAATTAAACGTACAAAATCAGAGAGATTTAGTAAGGAGAAAGGCTATACAGTTATAATGCCATTATTACTAAATACAAAAGGTTTTAAAGGGATAAGAATACACATAGGCAATTCCCCAAAAGACACTTTGGGTTGTTTATTATGTGGCAGAAAAAAGGGAATAAACCAAATAATGGAAAGTACAAAAGCAACTCAACAGCTTGAAAAAAAGATTGAAGGTGCTGAGTTAAATGGCGAAGAAGTTTGGATAACAATAACAAAGAAATAATGAAACAACAAAACTGGCTTACAAAAGCATACAAACGCCTTTTATGGCACTTAAAAGAATTAAATAAAACGTTTAGCAACGAGCCTTCATACTATTCAGCAAAGCGAGTTATGGAGTTTATTTTATTTACAAACGCTGTTGTTTTGTTTGATTGGTATGTTATCCGTAACTTTGATAAGCTAACATTTGCTGAAATGTGCGAGGCTTTTATGCTTAACTTGGGTTACGCTGGTTATGTTCGTTTTAGTACTCAAAGAGAAAAGAAAAAAATAATTAAAAATGAAAGCACTAACAATCCTACTCCTGACAATACTGGCGTATAGCTGTACTTGTGAACGTAAATTAGATAAGGTATTAAAAAAATGCCCTGAATTATTAGTAAACGATACTATTAAAATTCTTGATACTATTGTAGTTAATGGAGTTCAAAAAGATACTATATTTAATTACTTGGTAAAAGATACTGTTATTATTCGTGAAGGTGGATTAACTATGAAGTATTTTTATAACACACACGATAGTACTATTTATTTAAGTGGCAAATGTGATACTATTTATATTCCTTATACTAAAGATATACCAGTTAATCAAATAATAAACGAGGATAGTAAAGGCTTTAACTGGTGGATGGTTTGTGCTATTGGACTTGCAATACTACTTATATTTTTAATAGTTAAAAGTAAATAAAAAAGGCTACCAAATTAATGATAGCCTTTAGTTTTATTCATTATTCTTTAATAGGTAATTATTATTGATAACTTTGAAACTAAAATTATCTTCAACACATCTCCAAACTAAACCCTCAACAGGAACTTTTGGATTAAGCAAATCAGGTATATCACTTTCTTTTAAAATTTCAGATAAAGAATGATTTAATATTGTTGTTTTATAAACTGGACAAAATGGAATACAATTTATTTTACAAACATTAGCAAATTCTTTTTGATTAATTCTTTTTCCATTAACATAAATATTAAACAAATATATTCTTTCATTTGTTAAGTTATGATAGTTTCCATTGAATTTACCTATTGCCTCACCTTGTACAATTATATCATCAGTCCCGAAATGTTTTACAAGTTTCAAAACTTCATTATCAAATCCAGTAGAAACAAAAACTTTATACCAGTCATTTTTTTTATCATGTAGTTCAAAATTACGGCTACATATTCTGAATTTAGACTTACCGAATATTTTAGAGTGTATAATCGTAATGCTACTTCCGTCTAATTTATAACTAACAACAAACTCTTTACCAGCATATTTTATTAAAGCAGATGGGATATTTTGTATCCTTTCTTCATCTGTTTTACTAACTAAATTGGATGGAAAAGGACTTCTTTCAAGCTTTTGCAATTTAGGTAATAACTTAAATAAAACATTAAATTTAAATAAGTAAATCCATTTCTTATACCATACTTTAGGCATTCTTTTTTTTTCGTATCTAATTGGATTATTGTCTGTTTTTTCATATTTTTTAACTCCAAGTTTTTCAGTCAAATCATCCCCTTCTTTATATTTACCATAAGGCAAAGGAACGATTAAACCTTGTGAAATTTGTTTTCTTAATTTAATTGTTCTTACTCTAAATTTCCTTTCTCTTAGAAATTCGTATTCAGGTAATTCCGGAACAATAGTATCAATTTGAATATAAGCGCATAAATCACCTTCTTTATATTCTCCTTTTTTGACTACAATATCCCATCCTAAAACAGTTGCAGTTTCAATATTATCAGCCCCTTCAATTGGGGTTAATTTAATTATTTTTTGTACACTTGCTAAATTCATGATTTGTTTTTATTTATTGGTTAGGTTAATTTTATTTCTAATTCAGCCCTACCTCTTTCAGACTTATTTAACTCATTCTCCAGCCTTGTAATCCTACCTTTAAGCCCTGAGATAGTTTTGTTTAGGCTATCTATTTTAGCTTGGCGAGATTCGTACAATTGCTTGTAATCAGGTTCTTTTATCTTTAGGTTCATACTGTTTGATTCTTTAAAAATGGTGAATATTTTAAACTAACTGAGGCTTCATTTATAATGTTATTAATAATATTAGTAATTATTATTTTTT